GAAGACCTGATGAACTCGGGTTTTTCCAAAGAAATAAAACAAGCTGTGCTTCAGGCTGCTTCCCGCTAAACTGCGTAGGCTGATTAACTACCAACATGTCAAAACCCAAGTCAAGCTCTATTCTCATTGAGTCCAAGCCTAAGAAAACACGTCAGGGTGACGGGAAGCATTCTCGCCCCAATCACGGACGTAAACTGTCTCGTGGTCAAGGTAAATAAAATTTATGTATATTGGGAGTACTAATTGTTACTCCTATGTCGGATCTTTCGCATGCGGTTAATCTAATCCGTAAATACGAAGGGTATAGCGAAAAGGCATACCCAGATCCGGCAACTGGCGAGGAGCCCTACACCATCGGATTTGGAACTCAGTTCTATCCCGATGGTTCTCCCGTCAAGCGTGGCCAATGCTGTACACGTGAGAAGGCCCTGGAGTATCTCTTCCATGAGATCAACGTCATTGACAACCAACTAGCAAAGCTGAACCTGGGCCTCGACAACAGCATGCGTCAGGCTTTGATTTCGTTTGTGCACTCCATCGGCTGGGAGCCTTTTTTGTACAGTCACGTTATTGACTTTATTGAGATCGAAGACTTTTGTGGTGCCACGCAGGAGATCGGGCGTTGGATCTTCGATGAAGAACATAACGTTATCGGTGGCCTCCTGGATCGTCGCCGAGAAGAAATTAACCTGTTCCTCCAGGAGATTGATGCTAACCCCTGGTCATCTACAGAAATCTTGTTGACAGCTTTCCGTAACTACAGCGCTGCGGCCCATGAGGTACGTGCGATTCGAGAGCTGGAAGAACGCATCAGCCCTTACATCCTGTCCGAGTTTGCCAACTCGTTCCGCATTGATGAAAATAAGTGGGACGAGTTTCTAGACCAAGAACTCGATTTGCTGTTTAATAGCTAGGATTAGAATAATTGCAACGAGCAAATGCAGAGCGGAATGGAGAGGTCAGTCGAACCACGGGAATTTGAACTCCCCTTGGAACTCCAATTTGCAATGCGTAAAGCGGAGCTTCAAAGCGCCGAACTCACCTGGGAAGAGCTGCGCTTTGCTCTTTTGTCTCTGTATCACCAACGTCTCATGGAATGGCACGCCATCAAAGACATCATGGCGTCTGAAAACATTGAGATCGACTGGGATCATCCAACCGATCTCGAATTAGCAGAACTCGCCGCCGCATGCATGGGTGACGACGACGAGTACGACGAAGACGATGACGAGCTTCAGCCGTTCTGAGCTTCGGTAAACGTCAGCAGACGGTCTAAATACCACTGGGCCTTAGCAAGGTCAGTCTTACCGCCTTTGTGACGCCAACGCCATAAATACTTAACGCAGTTCCCACGCAGATAGCCTTGGTACTCCTCTGCAGTTAATTGCGCTTCAATGGCCTCAATACACTCGATACCGCCACCATCTGTGTAATGGGGCGGATGGTTAACTTGATCTTCTTTTACAACAGGTACTTCTTCCTTGACGGCCCAGGGAACAGGACACACTCCCCCTGGGCAATCACTCACAGGTTCAAAAAAATCTTCCGCCATCTTGGTAATTAAAACCATAGATTAGCGCATTAAACCACGACGCTTGGCAGAAAGCATCAGTTCATCTTCATCAGGTTCACCAAGCTCCAGAACCAGGGCCTTGGGTTTCGGGCTGGCACCCATCTCAAACCCTTCTTCAGCACTTGGGATATAACCAGTCAGGCCAGGACGCTTTTCTCCACCTTCTAACGCCAGGTTGGTGCGCTCAAGCCCTTGTTCGCCTAGGACCAAGCCACGATTGTACTGGTCATATAAGGGCACATCATTTTCTTGGTTGGCGAGAGGTGCGCCAAAGTCTTCTTCGCCAAGACAACGACACTTCAATTCGTCTTGGACAAAGCTATCTAAAAATCCTGCGGCAGAGTGCATCACGGCGGTTACTTGATTTACTGCCTTTACAATAATAAGATGGCAAATATCTTAAGGCCCACATACGATCCCAGACAGGACTCTGGTACTTCTGGAGCTGAAGTATCAGACCTACGACCTGAGCAGGCGTATGACACTGATATGCGCCGCGTTGCAGAAGATGGGCGTTTTGCAGCAGAATCAGTGAATCGCAACCAGGATCGCGTTGCTAAATTCATGCGGGCCGCCAAGAGTGCAGGTGCATATCGCCAGCGGGCAAGCATTGACGAGCCAACAATCCGTGGTCGCACACCAAGGACACGTGCTGAAATTGCAGGGGTAGAACTTCCGACAACTGGTGATTCCGGTGGGCGTGCCGGTGGTGTTGGCTACGCCCGCAAACCAGAAAGTCAGTTTGGAAAGAGTTTCTAGACCTGGGAGAAGACCACGTTATTCGGTTGGTCTTGATACTTGCCCTTACGGTCTTGGTAAGTGGTATGACAAGGGTTGCCGCGATAGAACAACAGTTGCGTGATCCCCTCATTCGCATAGATGCGATTGAAGAGTCCAGTGCAGTTACTAATCTCGAGCGTCAGATAACCTTCCCAACCACTTTCAGCAGGCGTGATATTAACCAAGATGCCTGATCGGGCATACGTCGATTTACCAACTGCAACGACAGTGACATCCCTTGGAAGCTTTAGACGTTCTTGCGCAACACCAAGACAATATCCGTACGGAGGCAGCAAGAAGTATTGTCCGCGTTCATCCTCCAGTAGCTCAGAAGGCTTCAGGATGTCAGGGTCAAAGTCCTTTGGATCGCAATCACCAGCTTGTACTTTGCCAAAAATCAAGCATTGCTTGGGGGAAAGCCGGATGTCGTAGCCGTATGAGCTGAGGCCAAAACTCAAGAGTTTACGTTCACCATCTTTGTTAATCAGATGATCCACGAAAGGAGAGATCATCTCCTCTTCTTCAGCAAGTTTTTTGATTTCCCAATCGGCCAGGACGCTCATAGATCCTTGTAATCGTCCTTCAGTATACAGAATTCACGCAAGAATATGCCCGCGTTCCTCATAGATATCGATGAAACGTTGCGTAGCGTCAGCCGTCATATCTGTTGGAGGTAAGTAGACAACAAACGAAGTGCACGTCTGACGACGCGAAAATTTCTTTCCGTCATACTCCTGCAAAACAGGCCTGGTGCGCAGGATACACATAGGGAAACTAAAGATCTTGGGCTCGTAACGAATCATGTCAGGGCAGTTGCTGAAATACAAACCCTGCTCTATCTCGCCAGAGATCCAAGCATGGTACATACGCCGGAACCACACAGCATGGGACGATGTCAATGACACCGCAGAAGCCCTTGTTTTTTTCCAACGGGAATTCTTCTTATCCCAGAAGTACATACCCGCTGGCGGAAACAAGTAAACCTTCCCGTACCACTGTTGCGCATTCAAGCCATCATCCGATGGTGTGTAGAAGTTCTCAGCGCCAATAAATTCATTAGCGACCTTGGAACTGGCGACATCTAGTGTGATACCGCCCATTAGTTCATTTGCCGCCAAAACCAAGTCAGTACTGGTGATTAGTTCGATACCTTCCCGTCGATTTGACGTACGCTGAAGACCTTCGTTACTCATTGCTCGGACACTTTGTTGTAGTCCACTTCCACATAGCGGATACCATCGTCATCATTGATGAGATAACCAGCTTTTTCCGTAGGATCAATCTTCTGCGCCGCAGAAAGAATTCGCCGAAACGTCTCGGCAAGATCACCGTTATTTGCACGCTCTTCTGCTTCCTGGGCAGAGTGAAGCTCCTTGAGTGTCAGGAAGAACATGCTCCGCTCACCGCCAGGTTGGAAGCACATGACACCGGGGCCTTCTACTTCCCACATCTTGCAGTAATGCTGGCCCATATCCCCGAGAATCAATTTCATCGTGGCATCAAGCATCTTGGCTTTTGTCTCGTCCATCTCTGGCCCGATCACAGAAGCAATTAATTTTTCACGTCGGTTCATTTCTCTAGTAACCCTTGTCGATTCAGTGATTCTAAAAGCTTTGGCGTCGGTTGGTACATCACAACCAACTTGCCAAGAACACCGCGTTTCTTGACGAGCTTGCCAGTATCGTCCCTTACCTTATCAAATTCTCCAGACCGGATCAAATATTCGGCAACGCAACGGAGTCTTCGCTTAAGAGGTAATTCTGCTTGCGGGAATTTGCCGCAGATCGTATCCGCCTGCAAATCACAGAATGCCAGACGCAATCTGTTGGCAAGTGTCATGCCGGAATTGGCGTCCTCCTCCTCGTAGTTCTTTAGATTCTCTAAATACCGGCGCAGGCATCCATCATCAAAAGAGCCACTGGGCGGCAAAAACATCTCCACCTGGCGTACCAGGGACTCAGGCAGTAACTCCTCATGGTTTTCCAGAGTTACCGCGTCGATATCAATACCTTTAAAACGGTGCGCCATTCTCTGCAGGATCCCATGTTTTCTGGTACATCGGCTTACGATCTTGACGCTGAGGGTTCAGATCAACTGTCAAGACTTCCGGATTTTTGGCAAAGGATTGGATCAGTTGGTTCCAGGGGATCCGCAAGACCGCCTTCTTCTTCGGATCAGGAGAGACGTTGACGTAATGGATGCCTTCTACCCAACCTTTATCAGGTTGCTTGCGACCAATAGACATCCAGTTGCGGATGGTCTGGTCCGAGACACCAAGTCGTTTGCCACATTCTTCTGTCGAGATGTACTCATCTGCAAAAGCCTGGGGATTTAAAACGTCTGTTTCGCCGTTGGAATACCGGGAGTGCCACATGGAGCCAAGGATATTCTTGATTCCTTTTAGTTCGTAAGCAATGTCTTCCAAACTTTTGCGAAGTCCGTACCTCATACCTTCACATGCTTTGTTTAGATGCTAGTCTTTGAGAAAACAATTTGCGACCATGGAAGAACAAATTCCAGCCAGTCAGCCTCCGATGCAAGCTCCTCCTCAAATGGAGAATCAAATTACGCCTGAGCAACTGGAAGCAATGAAGGCTCGTGCCAGGGAGCTTGCCATCCAACAAACCATGGCTCAACAAGCTGCTGTTCAACAGCAACAACCGCGTGTGATTTATGTACGACGCAACCTAACCGTTGCCGAAATCCTGTTGGTTCTCTTGCTTTCTTGTGGAATTGTAACAGGAATTCAGTGGACTTGGAATACAGTATCCAATGTTTTACCAAAGATTGAGATTAAGGTGCGCTAAATAAGCCGATCTATAATTAGAACAAAGGATTGCGCAGTGAAGTAGGTGTCAAACCGTAGGATTTCGGAATTTCCCGCAATTGACGGGGCCGATATTGACGAACAGGATCTTTTAACCTTGGTCCACGTCTTTGAGGTGGACCCCACTCTGCGCAACAAAAAAATTACCTTTACGCAGTTCAGGGAATATTTAGATCAGTACTACGCCAACATCACTGGTGAAACCATTACAGGTAACGTTACCATCGCCGGTAACCTCACTGTCACTGGCACCAGTAACTTCACGACAATCACAGGAAGTAATCTGGCCACGTTTA